ATTTTGTCCTGATTTTTAGAATCACTAAACCAATCTAAGAGTTTAATCAGTGCTCTTCCGACAAAAATAGCAACAAAGAAATCAATAATTCTATCAAGTAAAGATTTAATGGGAGCAATAATCTTTTCTGCTGCCTTGATTGCAAACTTAAATCCTTTCTCTAATCTTGATTCTTTTGCACCTCTCTGTCCTGCCTCACTTGCAATTCTAGATTTCTCTGCAGAATCCTTTGCAAGTTTATTTTGACTCGTAAGACTTTTAATTATTTCAGCAAGAGCATCAATAATTTCTTTTATATCACTTCCTCCCGTCATCTTATCAGCAGGAGGAAGTGCTAATTGAGATTTTCCTATAAGTGCCTTTTGTTTTCCTAAATTAATTCCAACTGCACTTCCTTTTTTAAAACTGTCTGCAGTAATCTTTTTAACCTTAAATCTACCTTTCTTTCCTCTAATCTTTTTATATTCATTCGTAAGAAGTTCTGCCTCTTCTGTGGGAATTTGAGTCTTTGCCATTCGGGCAGCAACCATCTTCTCCTTTAAAAGAGACGTATATGTATCATAATCAATGTCAAAAATATATTCAAGACCCAGAAGTCTTAAAATTCTTTCATCAATTTGCTCATCAACAAGATCTTCACCGTCTCTTTTAACGGGAACTATTGATCCTCCTGTTGATGGTTGATTATCCATTTTGTTGTTGTTTGAGTTTTTCTTCTTCTAAATGTTGTTTTAATAATTCAACGTAAATATCTCTTTCCCAAGGTATCATATTTTCAATTTCTGTAAGTGAATATTTATGATACTGCATTAGGGCAAAGTTAAGACGAAAATAATTCTCAAGGTCCATATGGACCAAAACTATGCGAAAAAACTTGCTAACCCTTCTAAAATAACTTCACTTTCAACTTCGGTCTTTGGATTTGTAACTTTGATTTTATGAGAAAGTCTGGGCATAGTCTCAAAGAACTTTTCAATTTGCTTAAACTGTGAAGAATTTAATTGCTCCAAAAAGTCAATTAGTTCTTTTTTTGTTACATCAGCAGCAATCCACACTTCTTCTTCAGTATAAATTTTATCAATACAAGAAGAAATCAAATCAAAAGATTGATCCATCGTATTGTCATTTTTAAAATCAAAGTTAGTCTTAATAAATTGTTCCAGAGATGGATACTTCATTTCCATCATAATTGTAGAATCAATCTTAATTTGATTTGTATGATCTTCGTTCTTTTGAACCTTGATTGAATCCAAATCAATCTTTACGAGAGTATTTGTTTCTTCATCATCGGGACAGATAATATTCACTTCAATCTCTTCTCCCACAGATTTACCACGAATATTTAAAAATAAGTATTCAATATCAAAAGTTGGAAGTGATTCTACTTTAATATTTTTAGTAATAATACAACTCTTAATTACAGTTTTAATTGCTGTAGTAATCTGTTTTGTATCTTCACTTTCTAATGCAATCAACAGCACCTTTTCTTCTTTAACAAGAAATGGTCTGTATTTAATTGATTCACCAGTAGAAGGCAACTCAAGTTCGTAAATCGGTGTCGTGGGTTTTGGTAAAGGCATAATGACCTATAGAATTTCAGTTATGATTATTTATGGTGAGTAGACAGAATAAAAAGTGGACACTAACTTCTAAAAATGGAGAAAAAGTCTGATAGAATAACTACAATTCAAACAAAACAATGAAAGCAATTCTCAATTTTTATCTGGCAAGTGCCCTTTCAATCACCACAGTAGCAACTGTGGCTTGTTTCTATTGGTATATACCTGAGTATTACACCGCAGTTAAAATTGACAAGAACTATCCAGAAAGAGCACAAATACACAGAACCAATGCCCTATGGTTAGGTCTATGGGGAGGAATATACGGTCTTACTGGAGTTGTGAGCGCAATTGGTCTTTCTCAAAGTATAAAAAAATAAAAATTAACTTCGTCCACATATTTTAAATATTGGAGGTTATCTTCGTATTGATTGTTGGAATTGAGTTACTGCAATATCTGCTGCCTCAATTCTATCATTATTTCCTGATGCTAGTGCTTGAGTATATTCAATATCAAGTGCCTCTATTTCATCATTTTGTGCTCCTGTATATGGACTATCTGCTGCTCCATTTGGAGATCTGGAATTCTTCTCATCTGTAGATTTAAAATCTTTAGCCCCGACATAATATCGAATATAACTAAAGGATACGGTACATTTTAGTAATGAAGATGCATCATAAGAAACCGGCATTGATGTGATTGATATTGGATATGAATTCACAAAATTATAAATTAAAGAATTGCCCTCGTGATTAGCACTCTTTTTATTTTTTGAAGTTCTTTCAAATTTAGTAATTGTGAGTCCCTCCGGAGCAATATAATACTCTGGATACCGGGCCCGATAAAAATAATTTGAATTTTTTGATGAAAGTCTACCAGCACCTGGTGAAATACTTTCTCCAATAATATATTTAATCCAGGCTTCAAAAAATCTAATTGGGAGATAATTCTCGGCATCAACATAAAAAGTAAAATCAATTCTATCATCATATAATCTGCGATAGGCAAATTTTTCGGTCACTCCAGTAAAATCACTATTATTTTCGTGAGTTCCTAATGATGAACCGGGCAAAGTTGCTTCGGAGCACAACAACCTCAACTTTTCTCCATCATACTTCACACCATTAGAAATTAAATATTTTGCAAACCCACCCTCACTTGTACCATACTTTGGAAAAGGTATATCAACAATAAAATGTGATGTAAGTGCTGGTTGAAGTAGATTTGCCTTAATTTTATCTACACTAACTTTTGCAGGCATCTATAAATACTTGTACTTATATATTATGTAGTTAGGAAATGCCAAGAGACGGAAAATACCATCAGGGTAGATTTCACCCTCAAAATCCGCAGAAATATAAAGGAGACGTGAATAATATTATATACAGAAGTTCTTGGGAACTGAAATTTATGCAGTGGTGTGATAGAAATGAAAATATTATGGAGTATGGTTCAGAAGAGTTTTGGATTCCTTATGTTTCTCCGGTAGATAATCGTGTTCACAGATACTTTCCAGATTTTATCATCAAAGTTAAAGAAAGTAATGAAGAGATTAAGACTTATGTGATAGAAGTAAAACCAAAGAGACAAACAGTTCCACCTAAACAAAAATCAAGAGTGACTAAATCTTATCTTTATGAGGTTCAGACATACGCAGTCAATCAATCAAAATGGAATGCCGCAGATGAATGGTGTAAAGATCGTAGATTGGAGTTTAAGGTGATCACCGAACAAGATCTTTTCGGATAGAATAATGGCAGAAGGTTTCGGTCAATATGTGGGAAAGATTCCTCCCAGAATGGCAGAATTGAGAAAAAAAATCAAGAAGTCTGGTAGTAGTGATCCAGAAGACCTGATGATTGAGATTATGGAAGTTTTAAAAGAAGAAGTATTATATCCAGAACCAGGAAAGTTTTATACATTTCTTTATAGACCTAAAACTCCAGAAATACAATACGACCAACATCCACTGATTGCCTGTACCTCACTGGAAAAATGGGGGTTTAGAGGAATGAACTTTCATTGGAGAAAGGCAAGGCAATATACCTGGGAAGAAGTTATTGGAAAACTTTATGTGATTAAATATGATGAGTTGGATGAGATGCTCTCTATACCTTATGCAAAATTCCGTCTAAATAAATAAAAAACTATAAAAATGTTTAGAAGAGCAGAAAAATATATTCTAAACGTCCTTCATAGTGAGGAGGTGCTCTGATGGCATCAGCTGTTTGCCCACCTGGTGCAATATGTAGTGATGTAATAGTAACCCAGATAGATGGAAAACCATATTACACAGTATCCTCAACTAAAGTAACGCAAGGAAGTGATGGTAAAGTTAATGGTGGAGAAACATCTATATTATACTCACAAAAACCAAATGTTTACATCCCAGCAGCAACAACAAAAGATGGTGGAAAAACTTGGACATACGCAAAATATAAGCAAGGAGATGATATACCTGATGGTAAAAAAGTAGGAGATGAGATTTTTGGTAATCAGGCAAAGAAATCCCTTGAAGGTGGAGCATTAAAAACAAACACCAATCAACAAGTAAAAACTGCCGCAACAAAAGCAAGCATTCCTCCCGAACAACAAAAACCATTAACCTTAAATCAAAATACAGCAAATCCAACACCAGATCCACCAGTAGCTTCTGCCACGGCCACAGCAGATCAAGTACAACAATTAATAGCAGATGCAGGGAAATATAAAGGCAGAGACAAATATCCACCAAATTTAAAATATCCAGTAAATATGAATGCTGAGTTACAAGATTGTATGAAATTTACCATTATTGAATATGTTCCAAGTAATTTGGGTATAGGAGCACAAGACACAACTCTTAGAACAAGTGCTAGTAAGAATAAGAGTCAAAAGATATTAACAACAATCACTTTACCAATGCCCAGTGGAGGAATAACGGATAGAAATTCTGTAGATTGGCAAAATGATAGTCTTGATCCGATGCAGGAAGCGTTTGGGGCAACGGCAATGGCA